GTTACCGGCCCTACGGACGGCGAAGGTGGCAGTGCATCGGGTATCTGGACACTGGATCAGGCAGCGGATTACGAGAAACAAGGTCTGTGGCCTAAGCCTGTAATTCCCAGAGAGCTTTGGACTTGGGGTTATAATGTTCACGGAGAATTAGGTGACGGCACAACTGTTGTTAAAAGTTCACCCGTTCAAGTAGGCGCACTCACTAATTGGTTACAGGTAACGTCTGGAAATTACCACATGATGGCCGCTAAGGCTGACGGTACTGCATGGTCTTGGGGGGAAGGGAATAATGGGAAATTAGGTCATGGAAATACTACAAGCCTTTCATCCCCTGTACAAATAGGGGCGCTTACTGATTGGGCGGCGAAAATATCGGCGGGTATGTTCAGTTCTTGGGCGGTTAAATCGAATGGTACTCTCTGGGCTTGGGGGGCTGGAGGCAATGGTGGATTAGGTCAAGGTAACACCACTTCCTATTCTTCCCCAGTTCAGGTCGGTGCGCTCACTGATTGGTTAAATGCAGCAGGGGGTTATTATTATTTTGCGGCGGTTAAAACCGATGGAACTTTATGGACTTGCGGTAAAAACAATTATGGGCAGCTAGGTGACGGGAGTACAACTGACAGAAGCTCACCTGTTCAAGTCGGCGCACTTACTGATTGGCTGCAAGTAACAGCTAACTACAGACATTGCGGTGCGATTAAAACTGATGGGACTCTCTGGATGTGGGGTAGAGGTACGGGCGGTACACTTGGGGACGGGACTGGCGTTAATAAAAGTTCTCCGGTTCAGGTGGGAGCATTGACTACTTGGAGTGATGTATCGGTTAGCTACAAAAACACACTTGCACTTAAAACTGACGGTACTTTATGGGCTTGGGGCGATGGGGGTAGTGGTGCAAACGCTCAAGGCAATACCACTGATTATTCTTCTCCCGTACAAGTAGGGGCGCTCACTGATTGGTCAGACCTGAATGGCGAGGGGGGTATTCGGGGGGTGTATTCTGGTGCGGTACTTAAAAGCGATGGAACTGTATGGGCCTTTGGTAGTGGCGGCACTGGACGATTAGGCCAAGGTAATACAACTAACTATTCCTCACCAGTTCAAGTTGGTGCGCTCACTACATGGAAGACCTGCACAATGGGATTTTATAATATGGCGGGGTTAAAAGAACCTTAATTATTAAACAGGAGGCTATTATGGCTCTATATGTAAAAGTTGTAGATAACGAAGTAACACAGGTATGGGATACACAGCCTCCTGAAGGGGAAGCTGGCTGGAAATCAGCCGTTGAAGTGCGTCCTGACATTACTGATGGCAAGCAAATCTATACTGCTCATACGTTTGATCTCACTGCTGATCCGGTACAGATTGTTTACGGTGTGGAAGATTTGACTATAGCCCAGCGTAAAGAGGGGTTAATAAGTCAGGCTAAAAGTGCATATCAGCAGGTAGCCAATGAGCAGACTCAGCTTGAGGTGGCGGATGCGTCCGGTGATGCCGCAGCAGTCAGTGACGCTAAAGATGCGAAAGATCAAAACATTGCCGCTATTAACGCTTGTTCGACCCATGCGGACTTAGACGGGCTTTAGCATAGTAAGGGAGCAGTACTGTGACTGAAGAAGAGATGGCTCTGATGGTTGAGAGGGCAGCCGAAGCTGGCGCTAAAAAAGCCCTACGTGATGTGGGGTTATCTGATGACGATGCTAATGTTGATGTAAAAGAGTTAAGGAATTTGCTCGATTCCTTTCGCTCGGCAAAGCGCACAGTAGGTAAAACCATTGTTCAGGCGTTCACTACGTTGTTTCTTGCCGCACTGTTAGCAGGGGCTTATTTTAACTTCAACGGTAAACCCTAAAATGAAACTTGACCCAGTTTTGCTGGACACCGCATGTCGTTATTCTAATAAAGCATACAATGATCAGATACCTAACTCTATTAAGATTGAGTCTAAACTAACTTCTACAACCGCTTTTATTGTAAAGCGCAAAACGATTGACATCATTTGTTTTCGTGGAAGCAGAGGTTTGCATGATTGGCTATTCAACCTAAGCGCAGTACCCGTACCCTATGCAGGGAGGCTTTGCCACGGGGGGTTCGTCGCTGCCCATCTGTCAGTCTTTGGTAAAATAAAGAAACACCTTCATCCCAAGAAAAGAACCCTGTTTTGCGGTCATAGTTTAGGAGGCGCTCTTGCTGAGTTGTCAGCAGCCAAGCTGACCGGGAAACATCCTAACCTAAACTTAGTTGCGTTTGGTAAGCCCAATACATTTTTCAAAGGCTTCAAGCGCCCTATGGAGCTGGATAAGCAGCTATCCTGCGTTCACGCTTCTGATTTGATTGCGACCATCCCAAGATTTCTTTATGGGCCAAGCAAAAGCCAGACCATGCTCTACTTTGCCAACTCAGGGGAAGACTATATCGATCCAGAGAAGGCGTTCCGTACAAAAGATCGGCGTCTGAGCGGGATTGTATCCGACCATTTGATGGAAGGGTACACGGAACGTTTAGAGACATTTTTAACTAACCAAGCAAAACCAAAGGAAGAATTGGTGATAAGCAAAGAAGAAGCTCTTGAACTTAATAAGCTGATGGACGAGGTGGAGAATGGGTAGACTAATCCCTTTATTATTTCTTTTGGTTGGGTGTACACAGATTGAAGCTCTTGCAGTGAGCGAGGGAGACAATGCGTTTGCCTGTTTGAGGGGCGAATCTGCTGCTACAGCGGGAGTTTTTGGTGGAAACCTGAGCGGGATTACGGTGGAAGTTCCTGCCACGGTAGATACCAGTGGGTGGTCGGCTCAGGACTGGGCTACCTTGGCTGAAATTTGTGACTGAAAATGTGCCGGTTTTTGGTTTTGTTCGTGGGTATTGGGATAGGTTTGTATCCGGTACCCATACATTCTTCTTTGGTTGAGATAATAATAGAAGACGATATGGATAAACTGATTGCCATGCTTAAACGGCATGAGGGGGTAAAAACCCATGCTTATCGAGACAGCCTTGGTATTTTAACTATAGGTTGCGGGAGGAATATTTCTGACAGTGAGAGGCACCACGGACTGGGGATCAGTGAAGATGAAATAGACTATATGCTCCAGAACGATATTGACCGCACGATCAAGGAACTGAGTCGTGAATATCCGTGGTTCAATGAGATGGAGGAAGGTGCTAGGCGTGATGCAATTATTAATTTGCACTTCAATCTTGGCAGGGCGCGTTTTGCAGGATTTAAAAAAGCTATTGGTCATATGGAGATGGGTGATCATGACCAAGCTGCCCTTGAATTTCTTGATTCGCGCTGGGCAAAACAGGTAAAAGGTCGAGCGATAGAAGTTACCGATATGATTAAAACTGGGACATATACAGGATAAACAATGCTGGTTAAGTATGAATTTGAACCGGGTGTGAATCGGGAAGGAACTCAGCTAACGGCTGGAAGCGGCTGGTACGATGCCGACAAGATTCGTTTTCGTAAAGGCCGACCTGAGCAGATCGGCGGCTGGGCTAAGTATTCTGTTAACTCTTTCTTGGGGGTATGTCGGTCGTTGCTGGACTGGGTGGCTCAATCGGCTATAGATTACCTTGGTCTTGGTACGAACCTGAAGTTCTATATCAATGTAGGTGATGGTTACAATGATGTCACTCCAATACGAACCACCACCCTTGCTGGAGCGGTTACTTTTGCGGCATCAACAAGTTCGTCAACTCTCACGGTTACTAACACGAATCATGGGGCAGTCGTTAATGATTTTGTTACCTATTCGGGTGCTGTTACCTTGGGAGGAAACATCACCGCTGCGGTGTTGAATCAGGAATACCAGATCACTGAGATTACTAATCCGAATGAATACACGATTACGGCGAAAAACACTTTAGGGGTTACGGTAACAGCTAACGCGCTTGATACTGGCAATGGCGGCGCTGCTGTTGTCGGGGAATACCAGATCAATACAGGGCTAAACACTTATGTTGCGGCATCGGGGTTCGGTGCAGGCACATGGGGCAGTTCCGGTTGGGGTGGTTCAACGCCGATTGGCGCTGGTAACCAGCTCCGGTTATGGAGTCAGGACAATTTCGGTAACGATCTTCTCTTTTGTGTTCGTGGTGGTGGTATCTACTACTGGGATGAAAGCGTGGGAACCGGAACCAGAGGGATTGCTCTTGCTGACAAGTTAGGAGCAGTGAGTCCTCCAACTCTGGCGTTGCAGGTGATGGTGTCAGATACGGATCGTCACACGATTTGTTTTGGGTCTAACCCTATTGGCAGTACCACCCTCGATCCGTTGTTTGTGCGTTGGTCAGATCAGGAGAGTCCGTTTGACTGGACTCCTACATCTACCAATACCTCTGGAGGCGTAACGCTGACTGCTGGCTCCTACATTATCGGGGCAATTAAAACACGGCAGGAAATACTGATCTTTACCAATAACAGTATCCACTCCATGCGATTTTCGGGAGCGCCTTTCACCTACGAGTTTGATGTGGTGAACGAAGGCTTGTCGATGGTGTCACCCAATGCCGCCACTAACGCAGGTGATATGGTCTTCTTCATGGACAGAGGAGGCTTCTACTTCTATAACGGTTCGGTACAGAGGCTCAAGTGTACTGTGCTGGATTATGTTTTCAGCAATATAAATACCGCTCAGGAGTTCAAGATTTTCGCTACTGCCAGTCTCGATTTTTCCGAGGTGTACTGGTTCTATCCTGTAGGAAGCGGTAACACCGAATGTACCAATTATGTTAGTTATAATTATCTGGAGGATTCGTGGGCGATAGGCACTCTGGACAGGGCTGCGTGGATACCGGCTAATACCCGCACGTATCCCATTGCAGCCACCAACATAGTTTCTAGCAATGAGAATTATCTTTACAACCATGAAAATGGTTATGATGATGACGGTAGTGCGATGGAAGCCTATATAGAATCAGGTGGCATCCCTATAGGGGATGGTGAACAGTTCATGTTTGTGAGTCGCCTGATCCCTGACTTTCAGTTTCGCGGGGCTACTGGGAGTGCCTCAATGACGGTTACCTTCAAGGGTAAAGATTTTCCATTGAATTCAAGTAGTACGCTCGCAACCTCGACTGTTACGTCCACTTCCAACCAGTCCTTTATCCGGGCGAGAACGCGGGAATCGATCATCAGGGTAGCCAGTACCGGAACAGGTTATGGGTGGACGCTAGGAGAGATGAGGTTTGATGTTCGTGCAGACGGGAGGCGTTAATGGCACAAAAAACCAATTCAGTAGTATTGCCTACCGCCAATACTGCTTATGACTTCCAGAACGAACTGACAATGCGAAGAACGCTTGAGCGATCTTTCGCGGATGTTCAGGATAACCTCAATGAAGTAACAACCAAGGTTGGCAAGGAAGAATCCTTGGCCATGAAACGGTTTCAGTTCTTGCTGATGGGAGCGGTTAATGGCTGATGCGATCAAGGTACTTGGACAGCTTGATGCAGCGGCGACCACAAGTGAAACGCTTTATACCGTGCCTGACCTTAATTTAACGACTGTCAGCTCTCTGGTGGTCTGTAACCGGAACGGTTCAGCCGAGACCTTTCGTGTGAGTGTACATGTTGAGGGCGCAGTCGCCAATGTCAAGCAATACCTTTACTATGACAAAGAAGTGCCAGCCAATGATTCGCTGGCGATAATTATCGGAATGACTCTTAACCAGGCTGATGTGGTTAAAGTTTATGCCGGAGGAACCGGCATGAGTTTTAACCTTTTCGGCGTGGAAACAAGTTAGGATTAAACTATGAATATGCAGCCGCCATTACAGAGAACGGCAAACCAGCTATCCGACTACGGCAGGTTCGGGGACAGTACCCTTGTCCACATGAATCCTGCCGAGGTGAGTGGTCTGGCAGCGATGTCCCCGACAGGCGAGCTAACCATAAACCCTGTTACTGGTCAGCCTGAAGCATTCCTGCCTTTCCTTGCGCCAATTTTTGGCAGCTTGGCGGGGGGAGCTTTGGCTGGCGGTGCTGCTTGGGGCAGCGCCTTGGGTGCGGGTCTTGCAACATGGGCAGAAAGTGGGGATTTCGAGAAAGGATTGATAAGTGGTGTTACTGGTTTTGGTTTAGGTAAGCTTCTTGGGGCGGGCGCAACAACGGCAGAGGGTTTATCCTCTGAATTATCTAATGTGGCCGGAACCGAAGCGGCTTTGGCTACGGCAGGGGAAGCTGTTCCTGCTGGGTACATTCCAAGTGAGGCTGTGATGGAATCTACTTTAGCGGGGCAGGCTGCTAACCCTATTATCCCCCCTTCTTATGATCCTTTTGATCCTACTAATGTTCGCTTTCAAGAAGCGGCGGGGATTACACAATTTTCTCCTGCACAGCAGGGGTATGCAGATGCCTATTCGGGTCTTCAGGGAGCGGAGGCCAAGCTGGCTCAGGGGTATGCTGACATGGGTGTTGGAGAGAGGTTGGGAGCAACCTTTAGCGGTGAAGGCTTGGCAGCAATGGGTCAGGAACTGAAAAACCCAATGGCTTCTCTTCCTATCGCACTTGGAGCAGGGACGAGGGCAAACGTAGAACAACAGGAATTTATGGAGGATTTGCGAAAGGGTGGCTTACGAGATCAGGCTGCCAAGAACCGCAGGTTCGAGGGTATCCTGCATAACGCACGGGAAGTGGCCTCCAGAACTCGCGGGACAAACCCTTACCAGAATCCGTTTAAGTCAGCCGCAGGCGGCATAGTTGGTTACAACGGTGGTGGGGCGATAAATGGCCATACGCACTTACCCGGTGACCCTGACGATCACTCAACAGGAAATTACGCTCGCCCCCGTAATACTACAATGATTGACCCTTTGACGGGTGATTATTCTGTAAATACAGTAGCCGGTTCAGGGGCAGAGCAACAGTCCTTCCTGCGTGGTAAGTTTGAGCAACAGGCTCCTCCTGATTACCGGCATGGTTTTGAAAAAGAATTTGATTTCTTCGAGCAGGTGGAAGAGCCGGAGCTTGATCGCAGCTATGACCTGTTCGGTGGTGGGGCATCGGATTATCTGGCTGGAATGTATGGTCTGAACGAAGAGCAATTAGCGGCGTTCTATGACCAGATAGAGGGTTTAGCACCCGAAGATCGTACCTTGGCGAGTTTTGACAGCATCTTCAGCCAGTTCAGTGGTGCGCGGGGTGGTATTAGTAATCTTGCCGCAGGGATAGAGGAAACGACCGCAGGCGATACAGTGATTACTGCCGGTGATCCGGCAGATACAACAACCATCTTTAGTGGTGACGACCCTGATATTGTTGATGACACTCTCACTTCGACCGCTGGGGTCAACTTATTGACCCAGCTACAGTCGATTAGCCCCAATGTTGACGGTGACTACACTCAGGAAGAGGCGGATGCGATTGTTGATCTTATTGCTGGCGGAGCTGATAGACAGCAGATAGCTGACTACTACGGCATGACTCTTACTGAGTTGATGGACTACTACAACACCCTTACTGGTGCCGGAACCACTGTTGTTGATGATGGAACCACTGTTGTTGATGATGGAACCACTGTTGTTGATGATGGAACCACCACAGACACCGCTGTTGTTGAGACTCTAACCCCTAGCAACGTGCTTTACGATGCTGCTGGAAATGTATATGAAGATCAGCCCGGCTGGACAAATAGCACTGTCGCTTCGTATCTGGCTGACGGGACTTTAACCGATGAGGAAGCTGCTGGTATTGCTGGTCTCTTGGACGTCAGTTCAGAAGAAGGCAAAGCGGCCATTATGGGAACCTTTGGTGCGTTTGATGATTCGTTTGCCACTCAATTTCAAACTTACCTAGACTCTCTAGGGGACACTACAGACACCACTGTTGTTGATGACACCCCTGTCGTAGTTGACGATACAGACTATCTTTATGATGATTCTGGAACTAGGCATGACGTACAACCGGGCTGGACAAATAGCACTGTCGCTTCGTATCTGGCTGACGGTACGTTAACCGATGAGGAAGCTGCTGGTATTGCTGGTCTTTTGGAAGCTAGTTCGGATGAAGGTGATGCGGCCATTATGGGAACCTTCGGTGCATTTGATGGCTCGTTTGCAACCCAATTTCAGGCTTACCTAGACTCTCTAGAGGATGACACCACAGTTGTTGATGACACCACAGTTGTTGATGATACGACTGTTGTTGATGATACGACTGTTGTTGATGATACGACTGTTGTTGATGATACGACTGTTGTTGATGATACAACTGTTGTTGATGATACGACTGTTGTTGATGACGATACTCCAGCGTGGCAGACCGCGCTGAATGAAATAACACCCGCTAGTGAGGTGGATGGCGATTATTCTGAAGCGGAGGCTGATGCAGTTTGGAATCTTTATATGGATGGTGAGGCATCTGCCCAGCAGATTGCGGATTACTACGGGATGAGTGTGGATGATTTTCTGGCTGCTGTGAATCAGATAAGTACCGAGAAAGCTGGTGATACATACAATGCTGCGATTGACACTAGCACCCTTGAAGGCGCAGCGACTGTCCCAACAGTAACTGAAGACCAGATAGCCACCATAATTGGTGACACTACTGCTACGGATGCTGGGCAGATGCCTGAGACTGAGGCATGGGATACCCTAGGAACGGGTTATATCGGGGATGATGCCGGAACCCTTGAGGCGGCTTATGCTACTGCCGAGTACGACAATATGATGGAGCAGCAGCAGAATATCCGAGATTTTGTGGCCGACAATTATGGAGAGCCTCCTTATACCCAAGAGCAGGCTCTGGATTTTGCCGCTGGGGCGATAGATGTTGATTTAGCCGCAGAGGATGTGGCGGCTGCCCTCGATATTCCCCTTGAAACTGTTCAGGCTCTCTATGCTGCCGTTAGTCAGGGCGCGGCGGCTACTGGAGGCCGGGTAGGTACACGCCAGTTCATGACCCCAGCAGGGCGCGTATATTTACAGGCCGGTGGTATTGCGGATATTCCGGTAGAGGCTCCAATGCCGGAACAGGTGGTGGAAGAGACCTTTGTCGAGGAAACCGTTGAAACAGATTACCCTGAGCTGGTTGACATGACGATAGAGGCGATCAAGGGCAACATTGAAGATTCAGATGCGGTTATCGAGCAGTTCATTGCAGAGTATGGGGCAGAGGCGTTTCAGCAGTTGAGGGATGCCGTTCTTAAATCGGTGGCCGGTAACCCGGAAGCACAGACAGAAGGTGTAATTTCAGGGGCTGGTGCAGGGATGGATGATGAGGTCATGGGTGTTATCGGAGAGGCGCAGGAGATAGCGGTCTCACCCGGGGAGTATATTGTAGCCGCTGATGTGGTGTCAGGACTCGGTGATGGCAGTTCAGATGCAGGAGCTGATATTCTGGATGTCATGATGCAGGATGTGCGTAATGCGCGTACTGGCGGAAGGCAGCCCAAAAAGATTAACCGCAGCGCGGTGATGCCAGCATGAGGCGTATTAGAAAATTAACAGATGCCCCAAAAGATTTCAAAAATGTAGTTGATTTTGTTGTACAAAATTTTGTGCCAGAGCATGACATGGGAGTTTTAAGTGCGTCTAACCTCAACTTAGGGAAAGGTATGAAGTGGGTAGCATTTAACATAAGAGAAGCTGTGTTTGTTGTAGAAGATGATGGAAAGTTAATCGGCACTATAGGACTCAATAAAACATCGCCTTGGTATTCTGATGCAGAATACCTGACAGACGGTTGGTTTTACGTTTTGCCACAGTATAGAAAAAAAGGTGTAGCTGGAATTTTAATAGAAGCTGCGAAAGATTATGCAAAAGAAAAAAGCCTGCCTTTAATCGTAGGCGTTTTCAGTAAAGAAGATGCCTTAGGAAAGGCCGCTATTATGAATAAACTTGGATTGATTACAGTTGGCGGTTTATTCGCCACGGGAGTTTAACTATGTGCTTCGGCGGTGGCGGTGGTCAAAACACAGTTTCCACGACTCAGGTTGAGACTTTACCTGAAGAACTCGTACCCTTTTATGAAGACCTGCTGGATCGGGGTACTTACGAGTCTCTGACCGGGTACACGACGTACCCCGGTAGACGACTAGCGGAATTCGATCCCTACGAAGGGGGCGCTCAGGAGGCGTATGCCGAGATGGCGTTGGCTGGAACCCCTGAATCCTTCAGGGAGGCGCAGTCGTTAGCCAGAGAATCGGCTATTGGAAGTCCTTATCAGCGGGCGATGATGGCTGATCAGGCTACCCGTGAAATGATGCGGGGTGTGGGTGAATACCGCAGGGAGCGTCCACAATTTGCTGATATCAGGACGGGGGCAGTGGACTTTACGCAGCCGGGAACTCAAGAAGCCTATCTGGCGGATCAAGGGGGTATAACTGATCTGGGGGGAGAGGACGTAGCCGATGTTACGATAGATGAATTTGGAGATGCGGGGATTCTTGAATCGTACATGAATCCCTACCAGCAGAACTTTTTAGATGTTCAGAAAAGGCTTGCCAGAGAGGAGTCCGAGAAAGCGGCTAACCAGATTGCCGCTCAAGCGGCTATGTCAGGTGGTCTTGGGGGTTATCGTGAAGGGGTGATGCAGTCAGAACGAGAGCGTAATCTCGGTCTTCAGCTTGGTGATATTCAGTCCCGTGGGGATATGGAAAATTATCTACAGGCACGACAGGCTTTTGAAGCAGACAGGGCAGCACAGTATGAGACCGATGTTGCTAACCGACAGGCAGCCCTACAGTTTGGAGAGGCAGATAGACAGGCAGCTTTTCAGGATTTAGCTCAGGCACGACAAGCCTTTGAGCAAGACCGTCAGGCAAATATCCAGCGAGCCGAGTTCAACAGAGCAGGTCTTGGTGAGGCAGCCCAGTTAGGTATGCAGGGTTACGGAACATTAGGACAGGACATTGACCGCAGAATGATGGCTGGGCAGAGGATGAGTGATCTTGCCGGAACCCGTCAGGCGATGGACATTAGCCGTCTGGGACAGCTTGAGGCGGCCGGACAGCGCCGTAGAGCGCTTGCACAACGGGGGCTTGACATCGGTTACCAAGACTTCTTGCGTCAACAGACGTTCCCCAGAGAGCAGCTCAACTTGTACAGCAGCATGTTGCGTGGGCTTCCAGTGGGGCCGGGGCAATCGCAGGTTGTGTATGGTAACCAGCCCAGCGCTGCACAGCAGCTTGTTGGTGCGGGGATAAGCGGTATCGGGCTTTATAATGCCATGAGCGGTGGCGGTGGTGGCCGCTGGGGAGGCGTATAATGCTTCAGAATATTCTTGAACAGGAAGATTTTATAAAAGGCTTGCCCGATGCGTCCCTCTATGGAGAGATGGAGCAGCCTTCAGGACAGCTCCCCCAGTTTCTGGTGCTGTCTGAAATACAGCGCCGGACAGATATGCGTGAACGATATGAGGCTACTCAAGAGCAGCCCGAAGGTACAGTTAGCGAACAAATAATTGCTGGGGGGTTGCGTGGCATGATGCCCGATCCCATGACGATGGCTTCCCAGACAATGGGTTCTCCCATCCCTACTGACCCTACTTCCCAAGTGCCTGCGGTTGCGGCAGGTGCGCCCCCTCCTCCCACTGGGGGTACGGCCATTGGAAACTCCGGTTTGGCGGGGATGGGAGGGCAACCCCAAGGGATGGCTTCAGGCGGTATTATTGGATATCAAGAGGGGCGACAGGTAGAGGATGAATCATACCTGTTTGATAAAGCTACAGGAATCCGAGACCGTGACCCCAATGCTGCCGTTGGGCATTTAGTTGATTACGATCCTATGGGGCCAATTGACCCAAGCAGTGAAAGGGGTCTTCAACTTATAGAAGATTTAGATAGGAAGAGAAGACAGTACGGGGATAGAACTTTCAGAGAAGCTTTAAATGATTTGATTGACTGGCGTTCAGCACCGGGTACTACGACGCTAGAGAGTACAATTGAATTCTTGTCTGATATAGGAAGCAGAAAGGAGTTTATGGAAGAAAATCCTCACCTTATAGAAACCATAAATTCTTTAGAAGAGCATAGAGAAAACATATTAAGGATGCGAGAACAGGCGGAAACAGAGGAAGCCGCTTCAGGCGGCGTTATTGGAATGCAGAAAGGTGGAGCTTTTGGCCCTGAATACCATGCGTTACAAGAACAGAGAAGAGAGTTGGCTCCTTATATGAATCCATTCTCTGGGTCTTATTCGCCTGCGGTGAGTAGTGCTGCCCAGACTATGGTAGGACAAAGTCAAGAAGCTTATCGTGGGGCTTTGGGGAAGGAAGCGCGTATTAGAAAAGAAGAGGAGCGGTTAAGGGAGATAGAGGCGATTGAAAGGTTCGGCGGGGTTGTTCCTGAAGAACTTAAAGAGACTTATTTATTAGAAGGGGATATTGAAAGTGAGTATGGGGCAGGAACCCCTCTCCCCGAAGAGCTTCTTAGACCCCTTGAGGATGTTGGTAATATTGCAGAGATTGTTGCAGATATGACTGGGGAAGAAATTGGGACGGAATATACAGGGACAGCTACCAGACCAATTGGTGGGGGTGATGCTGATCTTGTTGGAACTGATACGGCAGCGGATGCAGATTCATTTCAACTTCAAGACGTACTAAATGAATTTGAGACTGCCCAAGAACTGGGGGGTGAGGAACTTACTTCCGCCTACGCGGATATCAGTGGCGCTATTGGGCAGGATGCCGCCGACCAGCGGAAGCTGCCAGGTACACTTGACAGGAGCGGAGTGACGGATGCACTTACTGCCCTCGTAGAAGGAGGGGCGGAGCGGTTAGAAGCGCGGCGTGGATCAACCCAAGAACTTATTAATCAGATCAGAGAGGAAGGAAGACGCGATGCGTTTAGTGCTGCAATGATGCAGCTTGGCGCTGGTGTGGCCGGTGGTGACATGAGCGGAGGTTTACAGCGTGCCGGTGAGGCTGCTACCTCTATAAACGCCTTGGCCAGAGATGCTGCCAGAGCGGAGGGCAGAAGCTTCAGGGATTATGAAGAGGCTGCCTTGGCTCAAGCAGATGAGTTTGGCTTGAAGTCTGCCACGTTTGAGTATGAGGAAGGGAGAGATGAAGCTATTAGAGGCGAGGAGATACGCCAATGGGAGGAGACATATGGTCTCCAGGCACACGTTGCCGAAACGGATCGTCTGCTGAAAGAGGCAGCGCATGACTTGAGCGCAGCCGAGCTGCGTAGCCTGAATGTTAATCGAGCCCGAACCCTTGAGGCAGCGGCTGAGAAAATTGAATTTGACCTTACTAAAGAAGAAGGGGTTGATCTGCGTGCTGCCACAACTTCATTTGAAAACTATATGGAGACAATACAAGAGGCGGCTGAGGATATGGGTGCTGCATTCCTTCCAGAGGCGAAACTGGAATTTATAAGAGAAAATCAGCTCATGATACTTAAAGCGTTGAGACCAAGGCTGAGTGATGAATTTTACAATGCCTTTATAAACGCCTTGGAGGGGGAAGGTGGAGGTCCGCCTAGCGCTACAGCCAGTTTATCCGATGAAAAGTACAGGATGTAATAATTCATGCCTGACTCCGCCTTTAATTATGCGCTCGCTAAAGAGGATGGTTTTAGTGATGAGCAAATTGCTTCTCATCTAGCGAAAGAACGTGGCTTTGACCTAGATTTAGCCATCCAAGATGGCTTTGATTATTCCCAAATCGCGCAACATCTAGCAGGCGAACAGGCTGAACCTGAATACGACAGAACTGTGTGGGGTCAGACCAAGGAGTTTGCCAAGGCTATTCCCCGCGGATTTGGTCAGGGCATGCTTGGGGCTGTAGAGGGCATAGCCGAACTGGCTGATGCCGCTACCAACGTCATTGGTCTGGACGATCTGATTGATTCTGGTGATGACAATGCGGTAGTCGCCGCTGCCAGAAAAGGTCAGCAGGCACTCAACAACTCCTTCATGGGTCCAGATGTGGCTTATCAGGATGCATGGATGACCAAATTTGGTCAGGGCTTGGGTTCCCTGGCCACCTTCCTTACCCCAGGCGTGGCTCTACGGTTATCCGGTTATGCCGGTAAGGCTGGTAAAGTTGCCACAGCCGCAGGCTTTGGGAGCAATCTTGAGCTGGGACTTACCGGCACTCTCGCGCTAGGCACAGGGACAGGCGAAGCCGCGCAGCGGGTAGAGGAGTCCAGAGAAGAAGGAATTGATGTAAGTCAGGGTCAGGAAGATGCCGCTATAGCATGGGGTGCTATTACAGGGATGACAGAACTTGCCCCGATCCCCGGTTTCTTGCGAAGGCTGGACCCTCTCAAGCTTGACGACAGGGCGCGCACCAGTATTATGGGCCGTATCACCAGTGGCTTTAAGAA